CTGTCTGCAATTCAAGTGAAGTGCGAACCTGATAATACATACATACAAATAATCAGCCATGATAGAGAAGAGTTTGCCAACTATCAGATCAACGCAAGCGGCAATGATTTGGACTCGTTGATCGACTGGCAGATACAACAGGCAAAGGCTCTTGGCATATGGAAGCCAGAACCGGAAGATAACAAAGAACCGGACACGTTCGCCGATATCTTTGATTCTCACGCAGAAGCTTTCCATGACTTATGCCAACACATCATCGACACTACAAGCGATGACAGGCAATCCCTACAGACATATGAGCCTTCAACAAAAGTATGGCATGATATCAGGATCGGGAATGCCATGCTAATGATGGACGTTGGACAAATTGAGCTAACACGAGTGAGGTACACACCAAAGTAAGGCCTCATTGTGAGGCACAGACAGGAGAAGAGCAATGGCTACGGGTACGAACAGGCCGCGAAGAGATGGTAGCGGCAAAGGCAAGCAAGGCGGCGCTGGCCGCAACAAAGGCGGCTGCTCAAAAGGTGGCCCCGGTGGTGGAAAAGGCGGCGGTCGCGGTAAAGGAACTGGACGCAAGGGATAAGGGGGTAGGGCGGCTGCATATCGGGAATGTCAGCCGTATGTACGCCGCCCTTTTTTTCAAATGCTATTATCTGAGGCAAGGAAAAGAAGGGGCAAGGGATGAGCGAGTGGATTGCAGTTAAGGACAGGTTGTTGGCTTTGGCCGTTGGATAAATGAGTTCTATCGCGCAAATGATGAGATTATAAGTTCCGTAGAACCTGTAATGTTTGAGAAGAAACCAAACCTTATTGAACATAATGGATATCCGCCAAACCAGCACTTTAGAAAAGATGAGGACTGGGATGATATTCTTGACTTTGAGGTCACGCATTGGATGCCGTTACCAGAACCGCCAAAAGGAATAACCGGGGAAGAAAATATCTATCGAAGGAGGAAGGAAGGCGGCGGCTATTATCTTAGTCGTAAATGAAGGGCACCGGCTATGCAAAAGAACTTCACCGAAGAGCAGCACATAACCAAGTGGAGTGCCGTCAAATGGCTGTGCGAGCACTGCAACAAGCGATGCGGCAGCGAAAACGAAATCTATCCGTTGCACCATAAGAAAAAGAAATCGCAGTTGACGAAAGAAGAAATCAAAACACTTGGGCCAGGTGGCGGACTTGGGAATGCGGCGGCACTGTGCAATAACTGCCATAGCAAGGCACACTTGAAACCGTGGGAAATGGAAAAGTTCAATATCAAAGCATGGGATAAGATTCCAGTGGAGAAAACAGAATGACACATGCAGAGAAGATAGAAGACTTTGATCGCCAGATAGCGGAGATTACTGAGCAGCGCGCTGCCGTGCGTGCAGAGTGGGCCGCTGAGTGTCCGCACAAGATCGGCGATACGGTGACTGTGCCGCCAGAAGAATACCGGCGCAATGGACAGAAGATTCAGGTTGACAGAATCTATATCAAACGCGATTGGGAGGACAAATACATCTGGCACATTCACGGCAAGAGAATCAAGAAAGACGGCGAGATAGGACAGAGACAAGGCAGCTTCAAGATACCTATACCAGATTGACAGAAAGGGGCAAGCATGATAATCAAGGGCAAGTTTGAATGGAATATGCCATATGACATTGACCAGAAAGAATCAGAGATTATAGTAGAGTACGAAGTTTACCCGGAAGAGAAAGAGACAAGAGATTGCCCCGGTACGCCAGCGACAGCCGAAGTAGTTGTCAAGAACAGTGCCGGTGAAGTCGTATCAGACATAGCAGATGACTTCAAAGAATTTCTTGAAGGCGAAGCAATTTGCCGGGCATACGAAGACAGCCTTGACAATCGGTAATAAGCCACATACTATTGCAGCAGCATTACGGGGGCAAAATGATTGCTGCGGAAATGAAAACCCAACTTGACAAGATGCGCAAACAAGTTGAAGGCATAGAGCAAGAAGAGGCGTCACGCTCTGTCTTGTCATGGGGAAGATACTATCTGCCGCACTTTTACTATCGCGAGACACAGAGCGATCTGCATTATCATCTTAACTATCACCTAACAAATCTTGAACCTACAACAGCAGTCGGGCCGCGTGAGTGGAGCAAGAGCACACTGTCAACAATCAGTGCGCCATTATTCCATGCGCTTGAGAATCCCGATAAAGTCAGAAGCATTTTAATTTGCAGTAGTGACCCGACATTGAGCGCCGGGTTTGTCCGCCAGATTCGTGAAGAGATAGAAGTCAATCAAGCTATCAAAGACAAGTATGGGAATCAAGTCGGATGGCCTTGGCGCGAGCGGCATATCCGAACAGCAGGCGGAGTCAATATCAGAGCTGGTAGAACATGCAGGCCGGTACGCGGTATCATGGACAAGGGCGAACGGCCAGACATGGTGATACTTGACGATGCGGAAATAGAAAGAGATGTCCGTACACATAACGCCAGGAAGAATGTCAATACATGGTACAAAGCTTCTGTGCTGCCGTCTATCGCAAAGAACGCGCCTATCTTCCATGTCGGTACGTTGCTGCACTGGCAATCTCTTATCGGCCAGAAGATCAAGAGTGGCGAAGGCAAGATATTCAGGGCGCTTGAAGACGGAAAGTCTACATGGCCAGAGCACAGGACTACGGAAGAATTGTTACGGCAACTCGCGAGCATGGGGGAGTTGTTCTTTAATCAGGAGATGATGGGCGTACCGAGTGAGGGCGGGATCCTTGCAGATTTCCTTTCCAATCTGGCAGTAAGCAAATTCTCTACAACAGAGCTTCGGAAATTCCCTGAGAAATGGGTAGGCGTTGACCTTGCCAAGTCGCTTACCGATCAAGCAGACTATACAGCATTCTCAAAACTTGGATTTATCAAAGGGCCAAAAGGCGAAGAAGTACACGTAATTGATTTACATATGGAGCGGATCGAAATACCGCGACAGGTAGAGGCTCTTATAGATTGGATCGGCGAAGACATTCACCTGATAGACGGGATAGTTGTTGAGGATATCGGCTATCAGGAAGCGTTTGCATATGCGCTTGAAGAAGAGTTGGACAAAAGACGATTGACAAAAGTTGAAGTCTGCCGGTACACGCCACTTAGGAGCAAGCTGTCAAGGCTTTATGGTTTACTGAAGAGGGCAGGCGGCGGCGGGTTGCATATCGGGAATATTCCCTTACGAACAACTTGTATTCGCCAGTTAATCAATATTGAAGACGATGCGGAGAATGACGATCTTGTTGATGCAATAGATATTATTGTCGCGTATCAGGCAGCAACACACTTGCGAATGAGATTGACAAAATGACAGCACGGCAATGTGGCCGTGTTAGAAAAGGAGAAGTATTATGCGTGTGTTATTTGGGAGGGCATTTGTTTGCATGTTCCTTGTCTGCTTGCTGCTGTTGTTTAGCGGCTGCAACTTTGGAAGCAAGAACATGCAGAGAGCAGGATTGCGTAGCGCGTCTGATGTCGGCGTTACAGCCTACTTGGATCAACGCAAGACAGAAGACGTACCAGCATGCAAGGCGCGAGTAAAAGACGGGCTTGACAAGGTGACAGCGCTTGTTGATTCCGGCATTATGTCACTTGGGGCATTGACGAATAAACTGGCGGCGGTATTCCCAGATAAGATGCAAGGGATTGCGAGCAGCGTATTGAATGCGATTGACGGCACACAATTACCAGTGGACAAGATCGGCGAAAACAACAAGGCAAGAATCCGCGCTGTGATCAATGGCGGCTATACCGCCTTGTCGGAATACCGTGTTGCGGATAGGCAAAATGATGAAGCAACGCCAATGACCCCTTGACACGGGGGAATCCGACTTAGATAATAAAAAGCCATGTCAGGTAACGGCATGGCTTTTTTGTTTGGGGTATACATGGGCCACGTTGAAAAGTTCCGATTGCCTTATCCTATCGGCGGTCAAGATATAACAATCAGCATGCCATATATCGCACAGATTCTACGCGTCGGACAATGGGGTAGTGACTTTGTATTGTGGGGTCTGATAAATACTGAAGAGCCAAAACGATCTCCGATAACGCTTTGGATAGTGCCTGACAACGAATCATTTTGCGGCGGACTGAAAGTAGGCAAGCAGCTTGTCTATCTCGCAACAGTGCAAATGAAATTTCAGAACATCATGAAAAGCGAACGACAACTTGAGGAAAAACAGACGGCATACCATTTCTTTATTGAAGCTCACAACGCATTTCTGATAGAGCGCACTGTGATCAAGGTTTGAGAATAGGAGATATGCTATGGGAATCTTTACCAACTTTCTGAAAAAGATACGCCTTCGCAAAACAGCGCAACCGGAATCTGACAGAACAGCAGAAATAGATCCAAATCGTCTTGACCCGGATCCGGTAAAGGCGGCAATTCTTGGCGGCGAGCAAGTCGATACCGAACGCGATTCACTGCTAAAGATTGATCCGCTTATGGCGTACAAGATAGGCGCGTATTATTACGCCTGTGTTGAATCCGTGATGAATGCATTGACGCCAGTGCCGTTCATGGTAAAAGACAAAGATGGCGAAGTCACAGACAAAAACGAATTCCTTAACGGGTTTCTGAAAGTACCGGGCATGCTGAATAATGAGCCGGTAACATGGGATAGAATGCTCAAGCGGTATATCCAGAACAGATATATCTTTGGCGGATCGCATTTTGAATTACTGAAAGAGGAAACAGGCAGCAGTCAATTCCCGATAGGGATCCATGCATTGAAGCGGCCAGACCTAATGGACTTCAACGCAGAAACGGAAAAGTGGGAGTATACAGCAGGGCCAGAGAACGTTGAGTTCACAGTAGAGCAGATCAAAACGCTGGCAAAAGAAAATCCTGAAAGCGATACCGATATGGTGTCACCGATCCAAGCTATGCCAGCGTCATTCAATATGTTAATTGGGGCAGCGAAATTCAACAAAGCTTTATTCGACAACAGAGCAGCAATCGGCGGCGTGATAGCGTTTGATCATATGCTTCGCACAAATGTCTATAAGAGATTGATGAAAAATCTCGAAGGCATTGTTGAGAAAGCAGGGAAGTGGCTTATCCTTGAAACGCAAGGGGGCGGCAAAGCGCCTACGGTAGATTCTCGCGGAAGCTTCGGCGGTGCTGGTACGACAATTGACGGCGGGTATCCCAACTTACGCAAAGATATCAAGTCAGAGATTCTTGCGGTGACAGGCGTTACTCCGATCATGATTGGCGAGCAAGAATCGCAGACATACCATAACGCTAGCCTACAATGGAAAACGTTCTGGCAAATGACTGGCGGCGCAATTCTTGACGATATCACTGAATTTCTTAACATCATGGTTTTGCCGATGATGGATCCGACAGCTATTGACGGTTGTATTCTTGCTTATGACGAAGACTATATCAAAGCGATGTGGCAAGACATTGAACAGAAGCACAAGCAACTTGACAATCAATCAGACCGGGCAGTAATCACGCCAAACGAATACCGCGAATCAATTGGATTGCAGCCCGTTGCTGATGACGCGATGAATGCTCACTACCTTAAGGGCATACCGATTACATTCAGCACAGGAAAAGCAATAGTGCCAGCGATAAACGATGACGGATCGCTTGTTGACGCAGAAGGTGGTGAGGCTATTTAATGACAGCAGCAGCGCGTAGAGAGCAAGTCATAGAGTACCGTTCAATCATTGACCATCACAAACGGATGTGGCAAGCGTCAAAACAACTTCGCCCGATTGTCGTTAGCTTCCTTGACACAGCAGGCAAATATATTCTGGCAACCGTGACAACTGAGTTGCGCAGAATAGGGATCCGCAAAGCAGAAGATATTGAGCGCGTAACGTTTGGCGAAAACGTTGTGCAAGGGGCGAACGCTGCCGGAGCACAACAGATAGGCCTAATGAACCGCGTACTGAATCAGATTGGCGCGGCAGCAATGCAAGTCGGGTATAACGAGCATCCGGTAGCTGGCGTTAAGTTCGGCGTAGGCTTTGATATCGGTGAAGACACATTCAGGCGTATAGCATGGGTGAAGCCGTACAAAGGGCTTGGCAGCGATATAAGCAAAGGCATTGACAAGATAGTACAGACCGGCGTTGCAGAAGGCAAAAGCCTTGGAGTTATGCGCAAAGAGATACAGAGCAGTTGGGCTAACGTATCGCGCAATAAGGCAAATCTGATTATCAGAAGTGAGAGCACAAGATACCAGAATACAGGCTTGCTTGGCGGCTACGATCTGAGTCCCGTTGTTGGGGCAAAGTCATGGGTAGCTACACTTGACAATGACACGCGAGCACATCATAGGCGGATATCGTTAGATAGGAATATCAAGATTGTTTTGCTTGACGAATATTTCCAAGTGCCGCGTCCTGGCTATCCTCAGTTAGTGCCAAGTGAACCGCACTGCCGATGCCGAGTCAATTCAGTTGTTGACGAAGGGCAAATCAGAAAGGCTTACGAGAAAGCCGGGCGAACATATCCGGGTGAAGGCAAGCATGAGCCTGTCGGCGCGGCGACATTACCGCCAAATGCCAACTACGGCCCGACAGAAT